TGTCATCAACATCAACGAGAACACAAGATGCAAATTGACGAAGGGGTGTTCTGACCCCTGCCATGACTGGTGTCGGGATGTTGATTCGGTGTTTGGAGATTGCGTCATAATACTTTTTGACGTATTCGAGACGATAGAACTTATCATCATCTTGGAACAGTGTCGCAGCAATCATCATATACATGAATTGCGGCGTTTCATACACTTCGCCGCTGCTACGATCCTGTACTAGGTATTTATCTGCAACCTGTCTGATGCCAGCGTATGTGAACAAATAGTCGCGATCGTGATCAATGTAATCATTGAGTTTATCCCACTCTTCTACACTGTACTGATCAATGATCGAATGGTCATAGACACCCAACTCTACACACTTCTGTACGTGCTCCAGGAGAGGAGGGTGTCCATCTGGGTGACCGTTATATACTTGCTTACGAAGACCGAACAGAAGCAAACGAGCAGCAACAAACTGATAGTTGGGTGCATCCAAACTGATCAGATCATTAGCAGAACGAATCAGGATCTCTTGGATGTCAGCAGTCTTGATACCATCAAACAACTGGAGACCAGCATTCATTTCTACTTGTGACTCAGATACACCTGCAAGACCCTTGCAAGCGTGCTCAACCATAGCATGAATCTTTTCTAGATCAAGTTGGGTTCTCTCCCCATCACGCTTGATAACATAAGTTTCCTTCATACTTTTTTCCATTCGGTTAATTTAATTTGTGCTTGAAGACCGCTGTAAGTATTGAATTCTACCAGAGATTGAACATCATGTCCAGCGACGTACATTTCGTTCAAGTCTTTCTCTTGGAGATTGTCAGGCCAAATGACAATTTCATATCCTTTATCGATTGCTTTCTGCATTCGATTCACAATCTCTTTGTTACGCTTCTCATTGTCGTAAACAAAGACTGCTTCAGAATCATTCAATGCAGACCAATCAACATCCGCTCCTGCCATAGCAATAGCGTTGTCAATGAAAAAACTATCAATGGGTCCTTCTGTAATGTATACGGTCTTGTTATAATCAACTCTGTTAAGACCAAAGATTTTAGTTTTGGATTCGTCCAGCATGATAGTGATATATCTCAACTTATCATCTGTATTCAGGGACCTCCCTTGGAATCCAAACCAAGTTCCTTCGCTGTCAATGAAAGGGATAATGATTCTGGGGTGATCCTTCTTGACATCTTTGAACGTTGGTTTCTGTGTATTTACCCAGGTGCAAAATTTATCGGTGTAGTAAAGATCACCGAAATGTGATTCAGGAATTTGACGACCGAGTACATACCCGACCGCTGGGTGCTCTTTATTTAGCTCTGCGAGACTTTGAAGTTCGCCCTTCTTTTTGAACTTAGGTTTCTCAAATTTTGGTTTGGGAACATAAGATCCTTTGCCTGTAGTTCCCTTCTTATATCGCTCCATGATGTACTCATCATAGAGGTCAGGTGCTTGCTCCTTGAGGAAGTTTGGCAGCGTCCTTCCCACACCACAGTTATGGCACTTGAATACCATATCCGTCTTGATGCGAAAGAAGTAACCGCGTGCCTTGTTCCTGTGCTTCTGTGAATCTCCACAGTAAGGGCAACGGAAATTGTACAGGTCCTCTTTTTTCCGAGCGAACTTCTCCAGTCGCCCAGACAAAAGAGTCACATAATAAACATCAACAAATTCAGACAATACGATGAGCAACCGCTCTGTTCATCGTAGCAGAACTCTTTGTAGTTGTCAACACTTCAACAATCGGTGGGACCACTTGCAGAATTGCTATCATAGTTGCAAGCACAGCACCAGCGCCAATAACAAATTTGGCATTTACATCGACTTTCTTCTGCACCTGTGAGATTCTCTCGTGCAGAACTTCGTTATCTTTTTCGTGAGTTGCTTTCAACTCTTCGATCATCTTAATGATCAATTGATTTGATTTGTCACCTTCATCCAATCTAGTCTCATGTCTTTCTAGGATGATAGAGACGCGGTTACTGTTTTCGGAAATAGTTGAAACAGCACGTTCTAACTTGTCAAGCATCTCCTTAGATAGGTCTTCGTAGATGTCAAGTTTAGATTCTAATACTGCTAACTTTCCAAGTCCAAAGGCCATCTTTAGGTATCTTGAATGTTACGCATATGCTTCATACGCTTGTCCATAAAGAACTTAGCAGCGTTTGCAGGCATAATTCTTTCGATACTGATGTCGCCTCTGTAGCGGTAGTTGATCAGCAGTCGTAGTTTTTGTCTGAGCTCAGCAGGAGACTGTGCATAGATGATTGTCTCGCCCACCTCAGGGATGTTTACTTTGTATTGGAACAGTCTAGATGGTTGAGTAGGATTCTCTTTGCTCTCACCCAGTTTGTTCCCAGGCATAACAAGTTTCTTGTCCTCTTTGGACTTCTTTAGTTTCTTACGAAACTTCATTACAGGATCATATCCTGCATTAGGACCAGTTGCTTCTGCACTGCCACTGAAACCTCCATCACCTGCAGCCATCATCTCTTCGTTGGTCTGCTCACTGTCGGATAGTTTCTTCTGGACCTTGTTCTGAACGACATTTCCAGCAACCTTAGTTGCCATCTTAGACCCCACCTTTCCTGCAGTCGCAGACGCAACCTTCTTTGCAGCAATTTTACCTGCTACTTTTCCAGCGATGGCGGCAATGACGGGGGCAGCTTCGTTCATAACTTCTCCAGTTCTTCTTCTAGATCGGGATCTACCTCTAACTGAGGCATGAGTCCTATAGGATATTTATTCAGATACAGCAGTAGAGTTTTCAATAAACTCCAATACTCTCTTTCCATCTTAAAGAAAAGAAGAGGTGTCGCTGCTTCACCAAAAACATTATATAAGATGATCAGATGATTAATAATCAAGTGAGTTCGGAGTTGTCCTCCACGAACATAACGCTTCAAGAGTCTTTTCAGATACTTGAAGCGTTTAATGTCCTCATCAAAATCCTCTCTTGTCACACAAGCAGGATTTTCATAATGCTTTATGGCGAACAGAATGTAGTTTCCTTCATTCAGTTCGTCAAATTTCATTAGCTACCAAATGTGAGTGTTGCTACGTCGGAGATTACTTCAGGAGCACCGTTGTTAGAGTTGACTTTAACACGATACTGGTTGCCATCCTCGGCTGCGGTCTGACCTGTGAGTGCCAGAGAGGTGCTGGTTGCACCAGAGACATTCGTGAAACGACCAGTAGAGGTAAGTCTCTTCTGCCATTGGAAGGTTGCTGTACCAGAGTTGGTGACAGATGCTGCGACCAGGAAGGTTGCTGCACCAGAAGAAGTAGTCTTGTCGGTGTTGTTTGTGCTCAGCGTGATGGTGTTCGCTGCATCTGCTGCGATTGTGTCATCAGCCAGGGTCTCATCAGCGTTTGCCTCAGGATTAGTGAGGAACATGAGGTGCTCAGAGCGGTGACGAGTTGCACCAGAAGAATCTGTATATGTGTGATATGCCCACCAACCAGGAGCAGTGATACCACGCTCTTTGTTTGCTGCAAGTCCTGCTTCTGTTTCGTCAACAAAGACGATTGTTTTTGTTACAGACCCACCGCTGTTACCAATAGTTAGACCGACAGCGGTCTGGTTTGCAGTGGAGTCAACTCTTCCGTATAAAGACATTGTTTCTCCGACGTTGAATTCCGTATATTTATTTATAAAAAAAGGGGCTTACGCCCCTATGAGTTATTCTCCCTCTCTATTGACAAGTGCTGCCTTCACTGCTTCAAGCAGTTTATCATCGGCAGTTGTCTTTGTGAGTTTGACTGCTTTCTCTAAAACCAAGATGCAGATATCGATGAGTTTTTCACCGAGTTCTGCATCATCAGGGATCTTAGATACTGCGTCTGCTACAACTTTTTTAGCAAGGGGGAGTAGAAATGCCAACATGATTAGATACCAAAAAGGGGTCTAATCTATATAGCATCAATCGAAGCGAGAAGTTTGCTTAGACATTGCTTTATCATAAGCAGCCTGCTTCTTAGTCTTGCCGTACTTCTTCAGACGATCAGTATATGTCTGAACCTCACGACTGTGCTTTTCAGCAGAAGTCTCCTTAGCACCCTTTACTTTCTTCGCTTGGCGCTTAGCACCAGGGAAGTTTTGTTTGTGTGCCTTGTGCTCTGGTGTCTTGGTAATGTCAAGTTTCTTACCAGTCTTCTTCTCGTGTGCATCAAGTACACCCTGACGCTTTTTTACAGCGTCAAGAGACTTTTTTGCATCTTCAGATCTGCCCTCATTAAATTGTGCAAAGGTCAAGATTTTCGCTTCAGAATCGCTTTCTTGATTGCTTTCTTCTGAAACTTCTTCTTGACTGACATAGGCGTTTTCCTCTTTGTTTAGTTGTTTGCGTTTTGCTGCTGCTTTCGCCTTGAGGCGTTCGCGAGCAGCATCCTGTTCATCCTTAGGGATGTTGAACATGTTACGGTCGGTCTTCAGTCTCTCCTTGGGAGGTTCGACTTCACCGCCTTTGGAATACCCTTTGTATCCCTCTTCCATTTCAGAATCCATATGGAATCCTTTACCCTCACAATGAGTGCATTCCATTCCACCTTTCTGACCACTACCCATACAGGTAGTGCAAACCTTCTTCTTAGGTTTATCCATTTCATCAGGACATTCTTGAACGTCCTGAAGTTTAGGATTCAATTTGACCTTGGTCTTTCTCTCCGAGAGTGCGTTGAAACTTAACATCAGTCTTTCTTTTTCAGGTTTGCTTTACGATACTCAAGGTCAGCACGGGTGCCTTTGTCCATCCTACCTTGGGACTTGGGTTTGGTCTTGCCACCTACATCAGGTTGCATACCAGGATTTGCTGCCTTAACTCTGCGACCATGGGTGTATTCAGCACCAGATCCCTTGGAGTCACCAGAAACCATCTTACCACCAGGAGAGCGTGAGTCTGCATACTGCTTATCAGTCTGACCGTGCTTACCCTTGTAGAGTTCAACAACGTTCTCGATCTCTTCGATCGTGAACAGACCAGATTCATACATATCTGCAATCTCATCATACTGTTCACCCAGTTTCTTAGCGAGTTTATCGCTACCGCTGGATACTACACGAGCAGTCTTACCAACTGCTTTCTTCAGTCCCTTCTTGAGGAGACCACCAACCTTTCTCAGAGCACCACCAACAGCTCTACGGGTAGAACCGCTGCTAGAAGAACCTGAGGAACTAGACGAAGACCCGCCACCACCAGAGGAAGAAGAACCGCTATCGGAACTGCTGCTGGAAGACTTGCCTCTGGTATCTGCCAACAGTTTATCGAGTTTACCACCTGTGCCGTCATCATCAGACGAGGAAGAACTAGATGTTTCTTTCTTCTCAGGACGTGCCATTGCTGCTTTCTTCTGCTTCTCTTTAGCAGCAGAGAACTCACCAGCAACCTTACCAGCAGTTTGTACTGCTTTCTTACCTGCAGTCTTAACGCCTGCCTTAACCATAGAACCTGCTTTCTTAGCAGCAGACTTCAGACGATCCATTCTAGAAGGACCAGAAGACTTCTCTGCTGCTTTCTTCATTGCAGCACCAGTTGCAAGTCTATCTTTTGCTTGATCTCTACGACGTTGAACCTCTTTGGGATCCATTCTCTCAGTGAGAACTTCAACACCCTCAAGTGCTTCGCAGATTTCAATCAGATCTTCTTGGTCAACAGCGAGTTCTTGAATCGCTTCGATCATGAAGTCGATCAGTTCCTCGTCAGTGCATTCATCGATGATGTGAAGTTGCTCAACTTCTTCATCACTGAACAAGAATGCTTCCTGGTTTAACTTATTCAGTTGCTTGACAATCTTACCAGACTTCTTGTGTGCATCCTGGCGCTTCTCGGGAGGAATGGGAGTGCTGATTGCATCAC